TTACGGTTCCGCTCCAACTCCAGTTGATCGAGGCAGAGCAGTTACCGTTGTGGCGGACGGCTGTCGAGCGGATGCCGCCGAACAACTCAGTCCGGTGCGGCATCGAGTTTCAGACCGATGGGCGGCGCGCAGCGTACCACTTTTGGAAGGCACATCCGGGTGAGACGATGTTTTTACCGATGGACGCTCTCTCGGTAGAGCGGGTGCCCGCCACCGACGTGTTGCACGTCTACAAGCCGATTCGCGCGGGCCAGTTCCGGGGGCAGCCGTGGCTCACGTCGGTGATTGCGAAGCTCTACGAACTGGAGCAATACACGGACGCCGAGATCGTCCGCAAGAAGCTCGCGGCGATGATCACCGGGTTCATCACGCAGGCCAGCCCGGACAATCCGATCATCCCTCCGGACCAATACCAGAACGGGCCGACCCAGACGGAGCCGGGGACGCAGATCAGCAAGCTCGAACCCGGCACGTTCCAGGTTCTGAACTTCGGCGAAGAGGTGCAGTTTGCCGAAGCGAAGGATAGCGGCGATTTCAAGTCGTTCATCCGGACTTGCCTGCAGGCTTTTTCGAGTGGCGCCGGGCTTGCCGAGTATCAGATCAGCGGTGACCTGTCGGGGATCAACTATTCCTCGATCCGCGCCGGCCTGCTGGAATTCCGCCGCAAGTGCGAACAGTATCAGCATTCGGTTTTCATCTTCCAGGTCTGCCACCCGGTTTATAAGCGCTGGCTGCGCGAGGCGATGCTGGCGCTGGTGTTCGGCATTGATCTACTAAACGCGTACAGCAAAGATCCCGAGCCATTCGAGGAAGTGCAGTGGGTCACGCCCGGCTGGCCGTGGGTTGATCCCGAGAAGGACATCAAGGCTTCCAACGACGCCATCCGCAGCGGCCTATCCACGCGTTCCACCGAGGTGGCGGCACAAGGGCGCGACGCCGGTGCCGTAGATGCGGAGCAGGCAGCGGACAACAAGCGCGCCGACAAGCTTGGGCTGTCCTACGACAGCGATGGCCGGAAGGTCCTGACCGGGCGCAATGCCGGATTGACGGAAGCCGAGATCCAGCAGGACGCGAGCAAGGGAGAGGTGGACGTGAAGCCATGAGGGATCTGACTCGTGTTGCATCGCGGTTTGTGAACACGCCGCTCATGATTCACCCGCCCAAGCTGGACGTGATAGTCCAGGCGCTGGGGCCACGGCTGGGGATCATGCCGGTGGCCGGCGTGAAGCCGGTGGAGCCGTTCGCCGCGGCGTACATGGAGCAGGCCGACGACAGCGGCTACCAGGTGATCGACGGCGTGGCGATCATTCCGATCCAGGGCGTGCTGACGAAAGCGGAATCCTGGGTTTCGGCGCTGAGTGGTTGCAGCTCCTACGCGCAGATCGGGGGCTACCTTCAGGACGCGGTGAACGACGCCGGAGTGCGGGCGATTCTGTTGCAGGTTGATTCGCCGGGCGGCGAGACCACCGGATGCCTGGAGCTGTCCGATTACATCTACTCGATTCGCGGCGCAAAGCCGATCTTCGCGGTCGCCGACGACTTCGCGTTCTCGGCGGCCTACGCGCTGACCAGCGCGGCCGACAGGATCTTCGTCACGCGCATGGGAGCGGTCGGGTCCGTCGGCGTGGTGGTGCTGCATACCGAGGATTCGAAGTTCAATGACGAGCAGGGGTTCAAGTACACCTACGTCTTCAAAGGCGACAAGAAGGTCGATGGGAACCCGCATGAGCCGCTATCGGAGCGGGCAGAGAAAGACATCCAGTCCGAAATTGACCGGCAGTACGACCAGTTCGTAGCAACGGTCGCGCGGAATCGGAAAGCCGATCCCGACAAGATCATCGGCACGCAGGCCGCCGTGTGCTGGTCGGAGAACGCTATTCCGCTGCTGGCAGACGAGGTCGGAACGCTTGGCGATGCCATGAATGCGCTTCGTCAACTGCTCGGCGAGCCGGTCCAGAGCTCCACGGCGGCGATTGCCGCAAATTCAACAACCAAGGAGGTAACAGCAAGTATGCCTAACGAAACGCTCACAATCGCCGCCGAGGGTAAGAAGCCGGGCGACGGTGACGGCGACGAGAAGACCAACAACGAACCGAAGTACTGCCATGCATGCGGAACCAAGCTCCACGCGGACGCGACATTCTGTCATGCCTGCGGTACCAAGGCCGAGGGCGAGGCGTCCGGGAAGTTCTGCCACGCCTGCGGTGCCGAGTTGCGCAAAGGCGCGGAGTACTGTCACGCCTGCGGCGAGGGCGCAAAGAGCGACGCCAAGAAACCGGAAGGCATGGCTCCGCTTGCCGGCCTCGCTGCCGTGCCGCTGAAGATGCGTCCCGAAGGCGACATCGAAGCCATCGGCGCGTTGTGCAAGATGGCCGGTTGTCCCGACAAGACCGCGGAGTTTCTCACCAAGAAGAAGTCCAGCGGCCAGTACTTCAGCGTGGCGGACGTCAGCGAAGAGTTGACCGCCGCGCGCGTGATCGAAAGCGAGAGGAGCATGATTACATCGCACGTCAATCCCAACCAGGGCGCGGTGGGTTCGCTTCAAGAGATTGAAGCCCAGGCCACCACTTACGCCCGCCAGAATCGCGGCAAAGAGACTCCCAATCTTTACGCCGAAAGCGGTACCACCAAGCTGACCAAAGAGCGCGCCTACGCCCTCATGCTCGAAGAGCATCCCGAGGTTTACGGCGCGTTCGTGGCGCAGCACAACGCGAAGGGCTTGATCGCCACGCTCGAACGGGCCGGCGTTCGGCTCGCCCGGTAGGGCGAAAGGAGACAGACATGGCATTCGAACAGACGTTACGTTCAGTCGGACTTCCGGCGGCGGCCGACCTCACGACAAACGGGACTGTGAATCCGCAGTTCTACTTCGTGACCGTCAACTCGTCCGGACAGATCAACTTCACGGGCGCTGGCGCCGTCGCCGATGGCGTGGTCCAGGACAAGCCCAACGCGCAGGGAGTGGAGGCCGAGGTCGCCATCCTGGGCATCACCAAACTGCTGACCGGCGCGGCGGTCAATGCCGGCGATCCGCTCATGGCCAACGCCAGCGGCCAGGCCATCACTGCGACCACCGGCAATTTCGTGCGGGCGCGCGCGCTGGCTGCCTCGGCGGGGGCTGGCGTGATCATCCCCGCGCTGCTTCTCGGCCCGTACAAGATGTAGCGATTCACAAACAAGGAGAAATCACATATGCCTCAGCCAACACTACAAGACGTTCACGTCAATCGACCGCTGACGAACATCTCCGTGGCCTACCTTCAGGAGGCTGCCGGAGTCGAATTCGTCGCGGACAAGGCCTTTCCGGCGGTGCCGGTCGAAAACAAAAGCGACCTCTACTACACCTACGCGCGGGCGGATTTCAACCGCGATGAGATGCAGAAGCGCGCGCTTTCCACCGAGTCCGCCGGCACGGGTTACAACCTGAATTCCACCGGCACGTACAACTGCGACGTGTGGTCGCTGCACAAGGACGTGGATGACCAGATCCGCTCCAACAGCGACTCGCCGCTCGCACCGGATCGCGACGCCACCATCTTCCTGACGCAGAAGGCGCTGATCCGCCGCGAGAACCAGTGGGTCTCCAGGTTCTTCGGCACCGGGATCTGGACCAACAACGTCAGCGGCCAGGCGACCGCGGACTCCACGCACGTCATCTATTGGGATGCCGCGAACTACCCGAACGGCAGCCCGATCACCGACATTCGCAATGCGAAGACCCAGATGCGGCTGTCGAGCGGCGGCTTCGCGCCCAACATCTTCGTGGTGAGCCGCCCGGTGTTCGACAAGCTCGTGGATCATCCCGACTTCATCGACCGCACCAAGTACGGCCAGACCGCGCCGAACCCGGCAGTGGCCACTCGCCAGATCATGGCCGAGATTCTCGAACTGGACGAGATCCTGGTCATTGACGCCGTGTACAACACGGCGGCGGAGGGCGCAACCGAATCCAACGCGTTCATAGGCGGCATGAGCGCGGCGCTGTTTTACCGCCCCAAGAATGCCGGCCTGATGACGCCCAGCGCCGGGTACGTGTTCAACTGGACGGGCCTGATCGGAACGACCGGGGGCGCCGGCGTCCGCATCAAGACGTTCCGCATGGAGCATCTGGCATCGGATCGAGTGGAGATCGACTCGGCATTCGATATGCGCCTGGTCTCTGCGGATCTCGGCTTCTACTTCAACAACGTGATCTCGGCGGTGTAGCCATGATGCTTCGTCGTGAATCATGGGCGCGGCTGACCAGGGGTCTGGTTCCGCCGCTGTACGTTCTGCGCCCGTTGCAGGGCTTTACGCCGTCTGACATCGGCGACGAGTACCCCGCGCCCGATGCCGCCAACAAGGTCCAGTTGACGCGCGCGCGGCAACTCTACGAGCAACGCAGGATCGGGACTCAGGCCGAGGCCGAGCGAACAATCTCCAAGCTTCCCAAGCAGGAACCGGCCAAGCCGGGAAAGGAAAAGAGGCATGGCAGTCAAAGTGGAAAAAACACCCGTTAACGCTCCGGAGTTTCAGAGCGCGGGTCCGCAGGCGAATTTCAAGGGCAGCTACCCATCGAAGCAAAAGTTGTTCTTGTCGGCAGTGCAGACCGGCACGGGCGCGCAGCAAAGCATCGCGCATGGTCTGGGGGCGGTGCCCGCTGGCGTGCTGGCATCCTGCGCGGACAACAGCGGGAGCACCAACGTTTTCACGGTCACAGAAGGTACGCACACCGCGACCAACGTGCTCATGACGGTGACCACGGGGGCCAAGTACAAGGTCCTGGCCTGGCTCTGATCGCGCAGCGGAGACGATCTGATGAAAGCAAAATCCTTCGGCAATATCCCGGTCCCGACACCCGGCACGCCCGTCCCCGTGTCCAGTGACCCGAATCTGCGGGTGGAGCGGATGCGCTTCGCCGCCGTGATCGGTCAGACAGGGCGCGTGTTTCTCGGCGTCTCCGGCATGAACAAGACGAACGGCACAGGCGTGATCAAGGAGTTCTGGCCCACCGGCTCTGGTGGCGGCGTCGCGGATTCGTTCGATATCTGGGCGGAAGATGCGCGCCATTTGCTGCTGCCATCGGATTACTACGTCGATGCCAACAACGCGGGCGAGGGACTGATCGTCGCCTACTGGACGTGAGATGGGTAACTGGCCCACCATCGAGGCGCTGGTAGACGGCGTCATGCTCCAAACCTTCGGCGAACCGGTGGTGTACCAACCGGTGCAGGCCGGCGCGGCCCAAGGCGACCCGTTCACGGTAACAGCCATCCGCCATCTTCGCCCACGCGAGGAGTCAGGCGCGGTGGCGAACTTCGAAGAGATCTCGGTCAATCCGTCCGACTTCTCGAATCCGCCGGCGAAGGGCGATTGGGTGACTGCCTGGGGGACGCAGTACGTGGTGACGACGGTACGGCAGCCGGATGCCTACGGCATGCTCAACCTGGCACTGCTGCAGCGCGCGAGTTAGCGGTTCCGTGTGATCAATCCGAACACAATACTTGGCGAGTGGGTCACCGCGCTCCAGTCCTGCCCGGACTTGGTGACTGCGGTCGGCGGCGACGGCAACAACATCCGCGCGTTCATGGAAGGGCTGGCTACCGACAACAATCTGCGGTTGGCCATCCTGCAAATGCCGCCTGGCTCGATTCTGGTTGCCTGGAACGGCACCACGCCGCGGCGTCTCACGGGCGGCGCACTGCACTTCGCGCACCGATTCTCGATCTACCTGCGCGCGCCGGAACAGAACTCCACAGCTACCTATGCTGATCTGTTCTGGCTGCTGGTGAGTGCAATACCAACTGGTGCTCCATCGTGGTCTTCGCTCTTGCATTTCCAGATCGACCCCAATTGTTACCCGATGGACATGGATCTTCCGTCCGCGCAGCGAAACACGGTGGTAGTGAGCGCCGACGGCGCGACGCTCGACTATTTCGAGGCGCAAGCAACGCTGGTGGAGCAAGGCAATCCCGGCGGGGAGTGAAGGAGAAGGTTATGGATTGGGTTTTCATGCAATCGCCCGAGGGCGAAGTGAAGGAAGTCGAAGCGACTGCCGCAGAGCTCACACCGCTCATGGTCGCCGGTTGGCGTCAGGTTCCCCCGCCAGCGGCCACTGGCCCAAAACCGGCAACTCCGGTTCAGGAGAAAAAGTAGCATGGCAAACATCAATGAACTGCTCAACGGTTGGGGATTCGGCAAGCAGACCGCCATCGGGACGGCGAATGCTTCCGCTGCTATCTGGCGTCACACGAACCTCAATACCAAGCCGTGGGCCAAGGTCCCGGTGAACGAGGACGACCGCGCTGAAATCGGCAAGGGCCATGAGTTCCCAACGCAGCTCTTCAAGTCGCATTACAACATGCCGACTTACGAGATCTCGAAGTACGCTTCGTCGGAAATTCTCGCGTGGGCGATGGCGTTCTCACTGGGCAACGTCACCGTGAGCGGCAGCGGCCCGTACACGTACACCATCATTCCGGCTCTGGGGGCGACGAACCCGACCGGCCTGGAGTTGCCGTACTTCTCGTTCGTGCAGCAGATCCGGCCCGGTGGCTCGGCGGTGCTGGACGAAATGCTAGTGGGCTGCGCCGTCAAGGGCTGGAAGCTGTCGATTAAGAACTCGCCGGGACGCGCCAGCGCGATGATCGCGGCGGAATGTGTGACTACCGGACAGTACACCTCGCCCAGCGGAATCACCCTGCCCGCCGTGTATTCACCGCATGAGTTCAATGCCGGAATGATCACCGCGCTGACCTTCAATGGCATCAACTATCTCTCCGGCACCAGCGCGAAGGACTTCGTGTCCATGGAAGCGTCCTGGGAGAACAACTTCCGGCCCGGCTTCTTCCCTGGTTCGGGGGCGCAGGACGGCTACCAGATCCAGGGGCGGTTCGAATGGGGCGACCGCGTATTCGCAGTGCAGTTCGTGGTGCGTGTCGAGGCCGGATCGGC